AAGAAGTTTGTTGGTCCCAAAGCACATGCCGAAGGAGGCAGTATGAAAGAGTCCAAGGAAATGATGAAGAAGGAAGTGGCCTTCATGAAGAAGAAGGGCGCTCCGAAGTCCATGATCAAGCACGAGATGAAGGAAGCCAAGGGCAAGACCAAGAAGATGTCAAGCGGCGGGTTTACTCGCGCAGCCGATGGCGTTGCCGCGCACGGCAGGACCAAGGCAACCCAGGTCAAGATGGCAATGGGCGGCAAAGCCTGCTGAGGAGCCGGAAATGAAAAAGCGCAATTTCCGCTACGACGAGGGCGGTGAAGTCACCTACGGCGAGGACGAGCGCCCTGCTGCTACGGGAATGTCTGAAGCAGCGGAGTTGATGCCCGAAAAGCCCAAGGCCAAGGCCAAGGCCAAGCCACCCGCAGGAACTCCGGGCGGTGCAAATCGGGGGCAGCGTGCTGAATCGCCTTCGCCTCAGCGAGTTGAAGTCACAGCCAAGAAGTACCCCAAGGACGATGAGTCCAAGTCTGTTTCCGAACGCGCCAAGGCCGCACGTGAGCGTGCCCGTATGGGCAGCACCGGAACCGATGAGCGTTCAGCGACTGAGCGCATGGGCGGCACCGAGCGCAAGGGTTCTTCTACCTCGACGGACACTCGGTCTATCTCAGACCGCATGAAGGCCATGCGTGAAAGCGCTCGGTCTAGCAGCACCGGGACCGATACCCGCTCTGTCGGTGAGCGGATTCGTGGGGCTCTGGGCTTTGCCAAAGGCGGCAAAGTTCGTGGCGGTGGCTGTGAGCGGCAGGGAAAGACCAAGGGGAGGTTCGTTTGAGAACTTCACGCGGCATGGGTGCCATCAACCCCTCCAAGATGCCCAAAGGCAAGGTGAAGAAGCGCCGTGACAACACCGACTTTACGCAGTACGCTGAAGGCGGACGGGTGTACGCCGAGGGTGGACGGGTGAACGAAGCAGGCAACTACACCAAGCCTGGAATGCGGAAGAGCCTTTTTGAGTCTATCAAGGGGCAGGCCACCCAAGGCACCGCTGCAGGCCAGTGGAGCGCCCGCAAGGCACAGCTTCTTGCCAAGCAGTACAAGGCCAAGGGCGGCGGGTACAAGGACTGACATGAAGGCCCCGCAGCAGAGTCTGAAGGACTGGACCGCGCAGAAGTGGACGACCAAAAGTGGCAAACCTTCTAGCAAGACCGGCGAACGCTACCTCCCCAAGGCAGCTATCGAGTCTCTTACACCTTCAGAATACGCTGCCACAACCAAAGCCAAACGCGCAGGAAAAGCCGCAGGCAAACAGTTTGTCAAACAGCCTCCCAAGGTTGCTGCAAAGACCGCTAAATTTAGGTAAGCCATGACAACATCCGGCACCGCTACGTTTAATCTCGACCTCAATGAGTACGTCGAGGAAGCCTTTGAGCGCTGTGGTGCTGAGTTGCGCACGGGTTATGACCTGAGGACAGCACGACGGTCGTTAAATTTGTTGCTGGCAGATTGGGCGAACCGGGGGGTGAATTTATGGTGCGTGGAACAAGGCTCTCAAGTCCTGACCGCTGGCACGAATACCTACACGCTGCCCGCCGATACGGTGGATCTGATTGAGCATGTGATCCGCACAGGCGCGGGTAACGTCTCCACGCAGACCGACCTGACCATCACGCGCATCTCAGTCTCCACCTACTCGTCCATCCCCAACAAGCTCCAGTCTGCAAGGCCGATCCAAATTTGGATCAACCGCCAAGGCCCTGCTCCGCAGTTCACCGTGTGGCCCACGCCTGACAATTCTCAGACCTACACGCTTGTCTACTGGCGGCTTCGCAGGATTCAGGACGCTGGTGCGGGCGGGACGTACACACAAGATGTACCGTTTAGGTTCATCCCCGCTTTGGTGTCAGGGCTTGCCTACTACCTGTCCATGAAGATCCCCGGTGCGATGGAGCGGATGCAGGTGCTAAAGGCGCAATATGATCAGGACTGGGATCTTGCCTCGACGGAAGACAGAGACCGCAGTGCTGTAAGATTTGTGCCAAGACAAATGTTTATCTCTTGACTATGCCTCACAAAGATCCACTTGCTGCTAAAGTTGCCAAACGTGCGTACTATTTGGCGCACAGGGATGAGGCTATTGCAAGAAGCAAACAGCGTAGGCTTAAACTGCAACAAGAAGCAAAAGCAAGAAAAGAAGCCGAGGCGTTAATTCCAAAGCCAGTAATTCAGCGAGCATGTGTAGATTGTAGTGTTGACATTACGTTCGTGTACAACCCAAAACACGGACCACATTGCAAACCATGCGTAACGGCTTATCACAAGGCCTACAGAGAAGCAAATGCGGACAAAATTGCTGCGCAAAAGTTAGAATGGAAGCAAGCTAACAGAGAGCACGTTGCGGCAAAAGACAAAGCGTATGCTGAAGCAAATCCAGAAAAAAGGACACTAGCTCGCAAAAAATGGATTGCTGCCAACCCTGGAAAAGACAATGCGGCAAAAGCCTTAAACGCACAGAAACGTAAGCAACGCATCCCAACTTGGCTGTCTGAGGACGACAAGTGGATGGTTGAGCAAGCGTATGAACTTGCTGCCATGCGGTCAAAGATGTTTGGGTTTAAGTGGCATGTTGATCACATTATTCCCTTGAACGGCAAGCGTGTTTCTGGTTTGCATGTGCCAACAAATTTGCAAGTAGTTCCCTGGATAGACAACCTCAAAAAGTACAACAAGTTTGAGGTAATGCATGGCTAACAGATTTGCAAACGGCGCAAAGGCATTCGGTTTCTGCGATGTCTGCGGGTTTCGTTTTGACCTCAAAAAGCTCAAGAATCTCGTAGTCAAAACCAAGCAAACACAGATCAAAGCGTGTCCCCAATGCTGGACCCCAGATCATCCTCAGTTGCAACTCGGGATGTACCCTGTAAGTGACCCCCAGGCCATCCGCGATCCCCGTCCAGATACGAACACTTGGTACTCTTCAGGTCAGACGGTTATTGACACCATTGGTATTGGTAGCCGGGTGATTGAGTGGGGCTGGGCTCCGATAGGTGGGTCCAGTGGTTTTGATGCGCCCCTGACGCCAAATAGCTTGGTCGGGCAGGGATATGTTGGTACAGTTACGGTCAGCACGACCTAAGGAGTGAAAGATGAAAGATGTCCACAAGCACGAGCGTGCGAAGCACCCTGGTCAGCCGCTGACCAAACTCGCCAAGGGAGGGAAAGCCTTCAAGAAGGGCGGTCCCACCTCTGAGGACCGTATGCGCATGGGCAAGAACATGTCCCGCGCCATGAACCAGAAGACGGGGTGAAACATGGGCAAGATCACAAAACTGCCGCCTGCCAAGCAGGCATACCCGCAAGGCCCTGTCAATCCGCGTGACCTGTGCGTGGTAATGGGCAACATCTCCAAGGAGTCCGCTCCGGGGCCAAAGACCTCCGGGATCAAGCAGCGTGGATCTGGTGCTGCTACGCGGGGCTTCATGTCTCGTGGGCCGATGGCGTGAGGTGACCCTTGGACTACCAAAGTCTAAAGGTTGCCGTTGAGGACAGCACGGAAAATACGTTTTCCGCGACAGACTTTGCTACGCTAACCCGGCTGGCAGAGCAGCGCATCTACAACTCGGTGCAGCTTCCCAATTTGCGGAAGACATCAAACCTCACGCTGACCATCGGTAATCCGTTGCTTGTAGTGCCGACAGACTTTCTGTCTGCGTTTTCCTTTGGGGTTACATCGGGCACTACGTTCAGCTACCTGCTGAACAAGGATGTGAACTTCATGCGGGAGGCTTTCCCGAGTTCAACCACAACGGGGACGCCGCAGTACTACGCGCTGTACGGGACGCAGACCGGCACTCCGCTGGTGCAGTCTTTCCTGCTTGGCCCCACGCCCAACGCTGCGTTGACGGCTGAACTGAACTACTTCTACTACCCGGAGAGCATCGTCACAGCCACCAACACTTGGCTTGGTGATAACTTTGACTCGGTGCTGTTCAATGCGGTGATGTTGGAAGCTGCCCGGTTCATGAAGCAGGAGCAGGACATCGTTGCGCTGATGGACAAAGAGTACGTGCAGTCACTGACGCTGTTGAAGAACCTGGGCGATGGGAAAGACCGACAAG